TTCAAGTGGTAAAAATTCAATTGCCGAATGTGACCGATGTGGTCAGCGTTATAAGCTTAAAGAATTAAGAAAGCTTATACTTAAAACAAAGCAAATAAGTGTTAAAGTATGCCCAGAATGCTGGGAACCTGATCAACCACAGTTATTGCTTGGTATGTATCCTGTGAATGATCCGCAAGCGGTACGTGAACCAAGACCAGATGTATCTTATCAAGTATCTGGTAATACAGGATTGCGAACTGGACAAAATAATTCTAACAATATTCAAGACAATGGCTATCCTCAAGATGGTAGCCGTCAAATTGAATGGGGTTGGTATCCAGTTGGTGGAGCAAGTTCATTTGATACTTTATTAACGCCTAACCACCTTATAAGTAATGTTATAATAGGCGATGTAACAATTGTCACAACTTAATTAGGAGAAACAAAATGGCATATAAATCAGGAGCTGATGGTATTACTAAACAAGGTAAAACTAAAGGCAAAAATCTAGGTGATTCAGGACCTACCGTTGCAATTCAATCTGGTAAAGGTTCTAAGGGCGCATCTTCAGTAACTTCATTATCTATGAAGAAACTTGGACGCAATTTAGCAAGAGCAATGAATCAAAAAAAAGGTAAATAATCATGACTAAAGAACGCAAAGTTCCAGTGACACCAGCAGAAGCTTATCCTTTAGGTCACGCTAAAGAGAACAAAGATGCTAGTGCTTATACTGAATTTAAATATCCTTCTGGCGGTGGCAATGACATTGGTGTTTATAAACAACCTATGATTAATCCAAATGGCACAGAACAAGAAGCAGTATCTATGCCTGGCAACGGAGTAAGCAAAATGAATATATCTGTTGGTGGTGTTAGCAAAGGCAACTATGGAGTAGTAAATCCATATGGTGTTAAAGAAATGCGTGGATATGGTGCAGCTACTAAAGGTCGTAAGATTAGCGGTAAGCAAGGCTAGTAATGAACTACGTTCAACTGTACCAAGCAATACAAGACTATGCGGAAACTACGGAACAATTATTCGTAGCTAATATACCTACGTTTGTTCAAGAAGCTGAAGAGCGTATTTATAACAGTGTTCAGTTACCATCTTTACGTAAAAACGTAACTGGTACTTTGACATCTGGCAATAAATACTTATCGCTTCCAAACGATTGGTTATCTACATATTCTTTTGCTATTGTTAATGCAGATGGAACGTACGAGTATCTTTTAAACAAAGATGTTAATTATATTAGACAAGCTTTTCCTAGTCCTACCGATACAGGAACGCCAACCCATTACGCATTGTTTGGATCTCAATATAGCTCTGCTAATGAACTATCTTTAATTATGGGTCCAACACCTAATGCTAGTTATACTGCTGAATTACATTATTTTTACTACCCAGTAACGATTGTGCAAGGCCAAATATCACTAATTGCCTCTACAACCGCAGGATCATTATATGTTCCTGGTGTATATGAAAATGTATCATTAACTGGCGGATCTGGATCTGGTGCTACAGCTACTATTGTCATTAACTCATCTGGCGCAGTAAGCTCAATCACTTTAAATGAAGGTGGTCAGTTCTATGTGGTAGGCAATATATTAAGTGCCGCTACAGCAAACTTAGGTGGCGCTGGTTCTGGATTTACTGCAACTGTAACTGGTGTATCTAATGCAACTGGAACTTCATGGTTAGGTGATAACTATGATCCAGTCTTATTTTATGGTTCTATGCGTGAAGCAATGATCTTCCAAAAACAAGAGGCAGATACTATTAAGAATTACGAAGATAAGTATCAAGAAGCTATGCAACAACTTAAACGTCTTGGTGATGGCCTTGAAAGAGGTGATGCGTATAGAGACGGTCAAGTCAAGCTTAAAATTAAAACATAATGAGATCTTGTAGAATTTGTTTAAAAGATAAACCATTAAATGAGTATCCAAACCATTCTTTATATAAAGACGGTAAAGAAACAAAATGTAAAACATGTTTATCTGAATATAGGAAAGCTAAGTGGCAGGATAATTTAGAAGCATCACGTAATTATGGTCGTAAATATAAAGCCAAAAACCGTGAAACCATAGCTACAAGAAGTATGGAATATGTATTAAATAATCCAGAAAAACGTAAAAATACTATGAAAGAATATAGACAAAGAACTAAACCATTACAAGCATATTATGTTCGTAAAAGACAAGCAAGTTTATTAAATAGAACACCTAAATGGCTTACAAAAGATGATCTATGGCTTATAAAAGAAGCCTATGAATTAGCGGCTTTAAGGACTAAAATGTTTGGATTTAAATGGCATGTTGACCATATCATTCCATTACAAGGCAAAATAGTATCAGGACTACATATGATTGAAAATTTACAGGTTATACCAGAAAAACATAACTTATCTAAGCATAATAGATATGAGGTATCTCCATGATAACTCAAACCGCTTGCACAGTATTTAAATCTAATATGCTTAAAGGTCTTGAGAACTTTAATACAGGTACTCCATATACATACAAAATAGCCCTTTATACCGCATTAGCAGACTTGGGTGATGATACTACCGCCTATACCACAACTAATGAGGTTACAGGCACAGGATACACGGCTGGAGGGGTAGTTTTAACCCCTACGACCATACTTTCAGATACAGATAATAATACAGCTTATTTGTCCTTTGCTAACGTTACATTGACTCCAGCAAGTTTTACTTGTAGGGGTGCTTTAGTTTATAATAGCACTACAAATGCAGCGGTTTTTGTATTAAATTTTGGATCTGATAAGACAGCTACCACCAGTTTTACAGTCCAGTTTCCAACGGCAAATTCAACAAGTGCCATTTTAAGAATAAGTTAAGGAGCAATTATGAATCAAAATGAACAAGGCGGATTTGGCGATCAAGCTACCATCACTTTAAATGCGGGTGCTAAAGCTAATGAAACTGTAGGTATTGAAGGTTTTTATGAAGTAAAATGTCATGATAAAGATGGCAATTTAAAATGGGAAGATTCATTTCCTAATCTAGTAAATGCTATTGGTAAACAACTCATGTTAGATACCTTATTAAAAGGTTCTGCATACACTGTAACAGGTCCATTTTTAGGTCTTATTTCAGGTGCATCACCAACATTTGGTACTGGATCAGATACACAAACCTCACATGCTGGCTGGACAGAATTTGTTAATTACACAGTGGGTGGATCAGCAGTTCGTGGTACAGCAGTATTTGCATCAGCAACATCAGCTGGATCAACACCATCAAACGTAACTACATCTGCAGCAACAGCTATTGTTTATACAATTACAGGTGCTGGCGGTACAGTAGGCGGATGTTTCTTGGTAACAGGTACTGGTGCTACATCAGCTCAATCTAATACTGGTGGTACGTTGTATTCTGCAGGTGCATTTACAACAGCTAAAGTTACAACAGCTGGTGATACAGTAAGCGTTACATACTCTACAACAGCTACTAGCTAAGGAGCTTAAATGGCTCTTGCGTTAAATGATCGTGTCCAGCAGCAGGGTACGGCTAACACCACAGTCAGCTTTACCCTAACTACCTTAGTTACTGGGTTTCAATCCTTTGCCGTTATTGGCAACGGAAACACGACCTATTATTCTGCGACAGATGCATCAGGTAACTTTGAAGTAGGTATTGGTACTTACTCTACTACTGGACCTACATTAACTCGTAACACAATTCTATCTTCAAGTAACTCTAATACTGCTGTTACCTTTGTTGGTACAGTCAATGTATTTGTTACATACCCCTCAAGTAAATCAGTTAACCTAGATAGTTCAAGTAATGTCAGTGCATTAGGCACTATTAGTTCTGGTACATGGAATGGCTCAACGATTGGTGTAGCTTATGGCGGAACAGGTGTCACTACATCATCTGGCGCTAACTCTGTCATGTTAAGAGATGCAAACCAAAACGTAGCTGTAAACCGACTTAATCAATCTAACACATCTATTTCAGCTGCAGGTGGAACAACAGCTTTAACAGCGGCTTCTAGTTATTCTCAAACACTTAATGGTACTGGTAATCAGACTTATAGGATGCCAGATGCAACTACCCTAACAACAGGTGTAGCGTTTGTATTTAATAACAATGCAACAGGCACCCTAACACTACAAGATTATTCTACTGGGCCTATTGGAATAATTACTACTGGTGGTGCTGTTGAACTTGTTTTACTAGCTAATAGTACTGTTGCGGGTACATGGGATGTACATGGATTTCTTCCTGAAAACGTTACATGGGGCACTAATGCTTTAAACCTTGGATCTACTGTTATTACAAACGGTACATGGAACGGTGGCACAATAGGTACAGCTTATGGTGGTACGGGATTAACTACTTTCTCTGCAGCTAACTACGCATTATATTCAACATCAAGCTCAGCTTTAGTTGCGGGTACATTACCTGTTGCGGCTGGTGGTACAAATGTTACTTCATTTACAGCTAACGGTATTGTATATGGTAACGGTACTGGATCTTT